GGGTATATACCATTCGGCAATCGTCACCATTCTCATCCACAACATTATACCCATCAGTATAGTTCCCGAAATCAAGTCGGTTATCCATTATGGTCTGAGCTTGAACCTTGTGAGGAACGTTGTCGAATAGCCTAAATAGTTCGGAACTGCCTATAGTTGTGTATACTTTTTTGTTCGTAAATGTAACACTTACAGAGGAGTTATCTGACCATCCTAAATCATCCTTATCGTATTTTTCGACAACATTTAGTATACTTGAATTAGAGAATTTAAACACTAAGTCTAGCCCAACGATATTACTTGACCCAGTCTCCATTGAGATTATTGCTGAATTGAATGTGTTCGTCATTCCGTCATTTTGGAATGTCTCGTAATTCAATTTAAAATCATTTGGTGCAAAGGCTATCTTAGAGAATTGAGATAAGGCAGAGTATTCTCCATCCTTATATTTATATCTGTATGCGAATGTTAGAAATCTTGTATCTAAATAGCTTTCTTGACCGTTTTGTTTTATAGGCTCTACTATAGGTGATTCTGCAGGTGGTTGAACTATTAAATTGATATCAAGAACCGTAGGTTCAATGTATATTTCTCTAACGTTAAATCTTCTTGGAGGATTGTTGTAATCGTTTATAAAAAGCAAGTCATCAATCTTGTCCATTGCATTGACCCTGAATAATGGATCAAAATTTAAGGTAGTTGTAATCCCTGATCCATCATCTGTACTTACAACATTATATATAAGTATGTCGTTCTTGACGTCATAAGATACAATCATATCGCAAATACCAGTGCCTGATTCAATATTGCTTGGATCATGTACGCACCAATAAATAACATTATTAACTGAATCATCTAAGGATCCTAAACACACAGCGTCAGTTGATAAGGCTGTCCCTGAGTATTCTAAGGTAGTTAGCTTCTCATTACCCTTAGTGTTCTCTATAGCTCCTAACTCACTTTCTTCGGTGGAACCTAGACGAATATTCATTGCGTCTACATACTCTCCATCGGGTATTAAACGTTCGTCGAATATTTTGTTCATCCGACCCTTAGTAAAGTTTCTGCCTAGCTTCATTTTATTTGTTTGTCTTGACCTCTTAGGTTCATTAATAGTCTCCCAGGGTGTATATTACCTATTCTAATTCTTGCGTTACGGAGTAGTGATGATCTCTTCTTTTGTTTCCTACGAACAATGTACTCTTGAACTCCAGTTTTTGAATCTAAAAGCTCGTGCTCTATTTCTGAGTAAATATATTTTTCGAATAATTTATTCACAGTTATTATGCTATCGTCCCCACCTTCCATTCCGTCACTCACATATTCGAGTACACAAAGCTCTCCGTCCATTCCTGAACTAAAATTTATTACGCCACTCTTACTATCTATTTTAAACGTTGGATTGGCGTTAGCAGTCTCCGTGTTTAATCCGAATCTAGCGCCTACAGCGAAGTCAAAGTACCATGAGTCGTTATAATACCATCCCTCGTGGTTGTCAAATATTGAATTTTCGTTAAGGTAAATACTCCTCTTCTGACCAGTGATTCTATCATAATCAAGCATAGAGTTTTCAGGCTCTAGCACATTCCCCTCTTCGTCAAATAATATTCTACAGTCATTATCTTGAAGATAAGCCTTGCTATAATTCGTTTGAATATTTTCACTTAGAGGTCTCAACACACCATTCTTGTACATTGATATCCTAACCCAATTTACATAATCTGGAGGGAGAACGAACCTAAGATTTTCACACACGTTAAGCTCTAGTATTTTTATCTCCTTAAATGCGTCATAGTTTAACTCTTGTATTGCACGTTTCGCATGGAATAAGATCTTGTACCTCTCCTCATTATTGACCAAGGAATGATTCCCAGTATACATTAACTGAAAATTATTTACTATATCTGTTAGTGGAACGTATTGGTATGATCCCCAATTTGCATCCTCTGGGGTTGCCCCACCATTCTCGTAGTACTGATATGCTGATATATACGCCATGTTATTTTTCTAATTTAGTTTCTCTATCTTCTAGTTTTGCAGCGATCTCCGCTACAGGTAATTCTCTTATTGACACCCCAGCATATTCTAATATCTTAAACACAAGTGTGTGCTCATCAACTAATGGTAATTCAAAATCTTGAAAGTCAGTTTGTGTTGGATCATATAAAGGCTCACCAGAAGCAGTTGGTACATCTGCGTAAGTCCATTTTGGATCTCTTGGGTATCTTATATGTTGAGTTATAACTGATCCTGGAGTTGTTATCCCTATAGGATATACAGCTGTAACCTCTCCTGTATCCACTGATTCTGATTCACCTAGAACGTACACAGGGAAAGTTGTTGTAGGAGCCGTAAGGTTTGAGTTATTTAACATAGTAACCCTACTCTGACTGACCTTATCCATGTCTCTGACACCTGTTGTGCTAGATACTGAATATGTTTCAGTAATAACCTCCATGATATCCTTTGTAAGGATTATCTCTGTATCACTTACTACAGCTATAACATACGCTACTGAGCCTGTGGCGGTGTTCGCTACCACACTTCCAGCTACAATACCATCTGTTGTAAATGTTGCTCCTGAATCCACAAGCCTACCACTCGTTAGTGATGTGGACGCTCCTGTCGTCAGTGTTGTTGGGTAATAGTTTATTTTTTGTATCTTAAAATAATCATCTGGCAACGTCATGTAGTTGCTTACCTGTCCGAATACTATTGGTAGTAAAGCGAAAGATGTCGAGAATCGCTCTATTGTCTCAGCGATTGATTTAGCTATATCAGCATCATCTGTGCCAGATTGTCTAGCGTTCTCCTTGATTATCTGGTAGTTATACTTGTTGAAATAGTTTTCAAAAATCTCTATCTGAGCTTGTTTTGCAAACAAGTTGAAGTCAGCGGGAGAGATGTATCCGTAGTTATTCTTGTTTAGAACAGATAATACGGTGTTGCGAACAGAATTTATCATTTAATCCTTTTCTTACAAATATAACAAAAAAATAGGGAACAGTGTGTCTGCTCCCTATTTCATTTATATAACTGTATTATTTAGTCTTCGTTACAGTGAGACTCTAACATCTCCATTACTGAGATACCAGCGTCTGTTTTGAAGTGTTCTGACACTGCAACCTTAAGGTTTGTGCCCTGAACTATATCCATCATTTTTGTTTTATTGCTTGGTAAATTAAACCACACCTGAGTATCATTTGATCTCGTTTTTAAGAATCCTTTTTTGAATGCGATTGTAATGATATCAGATACGTTTAAATCTGGATCGTCAATTGCAGACAAAAATTTACTAGGGTTGCTTTCAGCATATCGTCTAACATCTCTCTTGATCTCAGGCATAGATAACTTATCCGTGTTTAAGTTCAACTGAACTCTAGCCACAGATAATAGTTGGTCTACAGATAATGTTTTGTAAGCAGAGATTGCTTCATCAGAAGCCTCCATTTCATCTAGCTCCTCTTGAGCATCTAAAGAATAATCTAATATCTCAAATGATTTATTAAACATTGGATGTAGTAATAAGAACTGTTGTAAAATTGGGTTTTGTTTTGAAACGAATAAAGCCCCATCTTCAAAAATAATTGGTTCAATTATAGCGTGGTCATCTTGCTCATCCTCGAAAGGAGATTTTTGATTACGTGCATATCTTAGTGTTCTATTCTGTTTACCATCCCAATGCATTAATGGGTTTGAAGACGTATGTCTTGAATTTAGCATAAAGCTAAGAGGTGCTGCTTTTCTTTTTAATACGAAGGACATATCCTTCGGTTCTGCATTATTTTTCATTTTATTTTAGTTTAGTTTAATTATAAAAAAAATAAGAGACGTAGCACACTCGATGCTACGCCTCTTGTATTCTATCCTTCGAATAATACGAAGTTGTTTGCTCCCATTACACAAACACATCTTTCAGATAGGAAGTTAACTTCCATAGCATCTAGATCGCTTGTATTAGCACCACCAGCTGATCCAGTGATCCAAGTTTTGTATCGTCTGTCTTCAGATTGTGAAGCTCTGTAACGAACGTGTAAGAATGGACGCTTAGCGTTCTTTCCTAAAACTTGATCATAGATAGTAGTTGTTCCAGCTGGAACTAACATACCACTGATCTGACCACTAGATAAGCCACCACGCATTGTTGGATCGTTTAAGTATTTCCAATCAGACTTGTAAAAGTCATAACCTCTGTGAAATCCTTGAAATCCTAAGTTCAACGCCATGCCCTTGTCATTGTCGAATAAACCGAATGACGCACCAGTAGTTGTACTTTGATCAGCAAGCATATCATCAATCGCAAAGCCCATTGCTCTGTTGTTGAATAATGCGTTCTCTTCGATAGCACCTTGCTTGTCTAATCGAGCTACAATTGTATCCCAATCAGCTAAAGTAGTCGGGTATCCACCAGACCAAACGTTACCACGATCGTTGATTGAATAAAAGATTCCTTCTGTTCCAGTAACACCTGCAGTATCTAAAGCTCCTGAAGTAGCTTCAGCAGGTACAGCTTCAATCATTGAAGTCTCCAAGTAATCATCAAAACGTAGACGAGTCTCGTGTTCTGATTTCATATACCATAGGTATCCATTAGCACCATTCTCAGTAGTTACTTCTACCCATCCGATCTGAGCCATGTCAGAACCATTAACAGAATAGTTGTCTTTCAAGATGATAGGTTTGTTGTCAAGGATTAAATCACTTGCTTCCAAAGATCCTACCATTCCGTTTGTCCCTTTAGAGAACTCAGAACCATAAATAAATACAGTACGAATCAATTCAGCAGCACCTACTTGACCAGTCCCTTCGTAGTATGCTACATCAAAAGTAGTTGCCGTTACAGCTGTAACGATAGCTTTATTTGAGCCACCACCTGCGTTGTCAGAAATATGTACAGTTTGTCCAACACGAACAGCAATACCACCAGTCCCTGGGTCTAAAGTATCTGCTACTGTAATAGTTGCAGTGTCATCATTGACAGCACCATCACTCGTACAGTTAATGTACTTTGTATGCAAACGACCTTGTTCTGCCCATTTGATTAAATCTGAATTAGATGGAAGCTCTGCCCCAACCATTCGTAAAAATCCCGATACGGTACGGTTACCATAACGCTCAAATTCTGCTTCGTAAGTATCTGGAAGATACTGGTTTAAGAAGTCAAAATTTGTAATATAATTTGTAGCTAACGCTACTTGTTCGGATGACGGTTGTAACGCCACTCCTCCAACTGATAATGCCATGTTTTTTTAGTTTTTAGTTTCGTTTTTTTATTTTTAAACCCTTTCCGCTATCCGTGTTCATTGCTCTAATTCCAGAGGCGTCTTTAGTTCTATTTTCAGGAGACTTGTGATTCCCAAGAGTAGTATTCTTAAAACTCTTAGCGCTTCCTTCAACAGAGTCTGACATACCTTGCTCGTAAAAGAACTTAGCGTAAGCGTCAGGGTTCATTGCCATTGATAATGCTTTGTGGTATCCAGACGTATCTTTCATCATACCTTTGTCATCTAAAAATTTTTCAATGAAGTTGCCTATGTTTTTTTGAGCATCCTTCACTTCAGTTATATTTGACGGTGAGTACGTGATCGACTTATCTTTGTCTATACTGAAATCAAAACCTTTGAAGTCATTTGTAAACAATTCGTCTGTCTGCTTTTCAAACCATTCACTCTTTTTATTTTGAGCTTCCTGAGATGTTTTCGCATTTTCAATGTATTCCGTGTAAGCTTTTCTTTCCTCTTCTGACCCCGTAGAACCCGAACCATTAGACTCTAATGGTGCTGTGTATTTCTGTTTATGATCAGATAAGAACTCTCTAGCTTTAGAAATTTCTTGTTTCTTTTTTCTTTTGAGACGTTTGATGTCTTTTTCATCATCCAAGTCCTCGTCATAAGAGAATTGGTCATCAATTAAGTCTTGTATGTCATCAGAATCTAATCCTGATTGTGTCATACTATAATATCTAGACAACAATGAGTCGTCATCTAAATCTTCAATTGACTCGTTTGATTTAAAAAAATCCTTAAGACCCCTGCCTGTCTCTTCCTTGTACTTCAAGTAAGTGGCCACCTCTTCAGGAACGTCTAATGGATCAGAAGTCTTCTCAGCGAATAACGCCTCTAGTGAGGACACTTCTTTTCCTTGTTTAGCAAAATAAGATAATACATCTTCTTCGCTAAGCTCTACAGATTCATCTATAGTCTCATTAATAATTTCATCAACAGGCTCGTTAGCCTTGTTTAATAATTCTTGTTCAATCTCTTGAGCCGACTTTTCATTGTTCGACTCAACGCTTTTTACTATTATTTTTTCTTCCATTTGATTTGATTTTTACAAAGTTAAATATATTTTATCATTTAATTTTTCGCCTATCTCGGTTCAAACTCTCCGAAACCTAAGCCATCTAAAGAATCTTCATTTGATTCGAAGTTTAGTGATGGGGTGTCGAACTTCCTTTGAGATATCATTTTAGAGTTCATAGTAGCTTGTTCTTTCTGTCTATCAGACTTAGCCTTATCTTTTTTATCTTCAGCTCCCTGTTTAACTTGAACGTCAATACCTTTAAGTTGCATCTGTAGGCTGAACTCCTTGTCCATCAGTCCTGTCTTCAACATAGCTTCGTGCTGCATAACATCCTTCTCTTTCTGACCCTCAGCTTGTATGATCGCCATTTTAGCTTGTACCTCTTCTTGAGTTTTTTGAGATTGAGCTTGGGCAGCCATTTGCTGTGACTGTTGTTGGATCTGAGCTTGCCCCTGCTGCTGTTGTTCAGCAATCTTCTGAGCGTGGTCTCTTCTTTGTCTTCGTTTAACCTTCAATAATTGGTTAGCTAACTTTATGTTGCTGATTTCTCTAATATCTATAGCATCCTCTAATTGGATACCTCCATCACGTAACGCCATCTGAATATTTTGCTCCAAGAATTGTTTTTCTTCTTCATCTGGAGCAACATCGATAAATATACCGAAGTCAAATAAATGTAGGCTCTTTACGTCCTCAAGTATCGATACGTTATGTTTACCTATTTGGTTTATCAACTCATCCTTGTATTCTGAGTACTCTAATAAATCAGATATCATTAATGATATGCTTTCACTAACAGTCCTAAGCATATATAAAGATCCTTCTTGAATGTGTCTTGTTGCTACATTTGAGCTTAAGGCCGCCATCTTTTGGATGCCCACTAGTGCATCTGGATTAGGCGTTGATGCGTCCATAGCATCGTTCGCCCCAATAGCTCCTTTCATCAGTCCTAGATAATGATTGTGCTGGTTGATCAGCGACATAATCTTTGTCTGAGCGGAAGACGAGTTTAATTGAGTAATAGGTACTCTAGCATTATTAAAATCTCCGTCACCAGTGAAACTTCTACCTATAACACTACCCGTTTGGAAGTACATTCTTAAGGCGTCCTCTGGAGTATATGTACCAGCGTTTCCTAAATCTACTTCATTGATACCATCCGCATCAATGAACACACCGTCAGGAACAACTTTAGCGCTCACTTGTTGGAGCTTCATATGGTTCATCTGTAGAGCATCACCGAAGGGTATTGTTCTTGAAACAAATGACTCAATAGATCCTTTATACATTCTTGGTGCTACGGCAACATAGTTTGGCATAGTTCTTTGGGTGGCAGACTTCGGTCGAACCATATTTTCCATTAAGTCCCACTTCAATATTATATTTGTTCCAGCAACCATAATGCCCTCGTACCAAACCTCTATTCTTTTTTCTATACGTTCGAAGTTGTGCTCCTCCATCATCTCTTCAGGCGGGTTGAAACTATCATCTTTTTTGATCACCTTTGATCCTCCAGATTCCAAGATTTTTTTCTTGTGAACAAAGCTCTTAGTAGTCTTATAGTTAAAGTTCAATAACGTGCATGTGTTTGAAGCAAACAAAGCACTCTGATTAAGTTCCGCTGTATTGCTATAAGTATCTATCCATGATTGGCTATACTTTTTAATTTCGTCTAGATCATCCTCATCAAGTTCTGGATCTATTCTTACAAGCTCTGATATAGCTATAGTTTCTATGTCTCCCCAATAGAAGCAATCCTTAAAATGAGGATCCTCTGTGTAGCTGTGAATTACTTTAGCTGGATCTAGGTATGTGATATCAATACCACCTCCTTCTCGGAAGTTAATTCTAGATGCTGCCATCCCAACCACTGTAATGTCGTAATCCAATCTCTTGCTAATATCATCATAATGGTTAGACTTTAATATAGTTGATATCGCAATCTCTTCAGCAATCTCGATCCCAGGTTTATAGTTCAGCTGCATATACAACTGAAGTTCCTCATCGTTCTCTGGAAGGTTGTCCTTGTCATTGATAAAAGTATTGATACCGAAATCCTGATCTATTTGTTCAAGCACAGGTTTTGCAATCATTTCGGACTCTATTACGTTTTGGAACTCAGTTTTTCTTTTTACAGATAACGCATCCTGAGAGTCAGTCC